AGAAAAAGGGCCCTTAGCGGGGCCCTCGGGGTTTTGTTTTTTGCTCGTTGCCGGGATCTGGCGGCGAGCGTTGCGGGTCGCCGCTTCCCTCGGGCGGCACCTCAACAATGTCGCCGTCGCGGATCAGCCGGAACGTGTATTGATCGGCGGTCCACATAGAGCCCTCGGGCCGGATCGCGCCGTCAATCGGATGCGGCGGCACGCTTTCGCGGTTTGGCATTACTTTGATTTTTGCCATTGCTTCCTCGCTTGGTGTTGATCTCGCCGGTCTGCATGTTCCACTCCATCGCGACGATGGGCGCGTCGGGGTTCTGGATCGGACGCGCGTCGACGTGCAGCACGTTGAAGTCGTCGACAATGGTCGGCTTGAATATCGCGGTGCCGAGATCGGCGGTCATGTCGAACTGCAATTCGAGGACCGGCGTCTCGTTGTCGAGCGCGACCGAGCCGTACACGTTCATGCGCTCGCCGCGCGTGATCCCCTGCAACAATTTGCGATTGAATCCGGTGAGCGTCGTGTCGCACAACAGGCCGTTGGTGATGGCGTCGAACGCCTCATCGAGCGTCGCCTCGCCGTCCTCGTTCTCGTTATCGACGATCATCACCGAAAAGCCGTAGCGCGCACTATCGCGCAAGCGGATATCGCCCGCGTTCGGGTCGCCTTCCGGCAGCAACAGCTCGTTGATCACATACACGCCGACGTGCGGCAGATCCTGCGTCTGCACGCGCAGCATCTTGTTTTTCGAGAACGTGAACCCGGCAAAGAACGGCATGGCGACAACGCGGGTATAGATCGCGTCGCGCACGACGTAGGCCGGGGTTTGCGTCATGGCTGAGTCATGGCCGCTTGATCACGCGCAGCGCCGGTTTCGCTGCCATGAGCTTGCGCAGCGTCAGCGTGGTTTCGCCGCCGCCGTTGCGCACGCTGTCGATCACCTCCCAATTGCCCGCGTCGGGCAGCCCGCCGTCGGCCGGGATCGCGACTTGATCGCCTTGGATCGGCAGCACCGCGAGCTCGACGTCGCGCACGTCGAGGATGGTGCGTTGCTCGGAGAGGATCGAGCCGTCGAGCGCCACGACGTCAATCGGCACGGTGTCGAAGATGCCGCGCGACGCGTAGCTCGGCTGCCCGGCTTGGCTGGCGACCGGCGTAATCGTGATCGCGCGCGCGAACATATCGAAATTCGGCAGATACACGAGATCGGAAAAGTTGACCGGCATTTATTTCGTCCTGATCCGCACCGCGCGGTAGCCGCTCGGCGCGACCACGCGCTGCCCCTTTTTGCGCAGACGCTTGATCGTTGCGCCGCGCTGCGGTGTTTTTTGGCCTTTGTGCTTGAGCGTCTTGTGCAGCCATACTTTCATGTAGCCGCGCGCTTTTTTCATTGTCGGCTGCAACAGGTAGCCGGGATCGGTCGCGCGCAGCGAGCGGATCTGGCAGCGGCATTTCGGATGATGCGGCAGCAATTTTTTCGCGTCGCCGTAGCGATACGGATTGTGCTGCGCCATGTCGATGCAGAACTTGCAGACCGCGCCGTCCTCGGCCGTCACGATCTTGACGAGATCGTTGTCGCTGTAGCGTTTTTTCCACGCGTAGCGCACGTTCTTGAACACGACGACCTCGGTCGGATGGACTCCGGTGATATCCTTTTGCAACGCCTCGGTGATGAATTGCTTGATCTGGCGCGGCCCGGGATCCATCGTCACTTGCAGCATGTGTGTTCAAGCCTCGTAGCGCGTGAAATGCGTCAACAGGTCGTGCGTCGCGCGCTGCGCGGGCGTGCCGCCGGTCGTGCCGCCAACCGCGCGCGCCAGCAAATTCGGATCGAAATAAATGATGCGGCTTTCTTTGTGGCCGAGCATTCGCACGCTGGCGTCGCCGCGCACGGTTGCGTAATACGCCTCGCGCATGAGCATCACGGCGGCTTGCTTGAGCGCGGGCGGGGCCTCGTCGGGCAGATTATAGCCGCCCGAGTATTCGATGATGGTTTGCTCGGCGAACGTGCCGCTCGGCATTGTCAGCTTGCCCCACAACGAGTCGAGCAACAGCCCGTTCGGATAGGCGAGCGTCGCGCTGCCGCTGGTGATCGACGTGATCCCGGTATCGTCTTGCGGCACCGGAAAGCGCGCGAGGTAGAGACGGTTCGCGTCGTCGCTCGACAATTCGGTGAACGTCTCGACCACCGTCTCGTAACCGAACACGCGGTTGTTGCAGTAGGCGGCGATCTCGCCCGAGACGCGGGTGATGATCCCTGCGAGCAACGGATCAGAAACCGTCGACGTGATGTTGAGCGCGATCTTGAGCTCGTCGAGCGAGAGCAAGTCGTTGGTCGTGGCCGGGGTGACGACGACGACGTTGCGCTGCATGTTACGCCGTCTCGGCTTGGAATTGCTGGAACAGCGCGCGCAGCGCAATCGGCGCGCCGCGTGTGCCGTCGCTCAACAGCGGCACCGCCTCGTAGCTCGCGGTGCGGATATCCCACTCGACGATGGTCGGGCCTTGCGGCCCGGGCTCGCCGCGTTGCCCGCGCTCGCCGCGTTCGCCTTTCTCGCCGCGCTTTGCGCTCGGCCCGGCCTTCCAGCCGGGGCCGGGACACGGCCCGGGATCATCTTGGCGCGCGACGAACCACGTCGCATTGAGCGTTACGACGTCGCATTGCTCATATCGCTCGGCGGCGTCGTAGGTGTCGCGGATTCGGAATGATCGGCCGTCGCTTCCGCGTTCGCCGGGATCTCCGCGTTCGCCGTCTTTTCCGGCTGCGCCGTCGCTGCCGTTCTTGCCGTCTTGGCCCGGCGCGCCCGGCTCGCCTTTTTCGCCCGTAATTGATTCGCCTTTGTCGCCCGGCGGACCTTGTTCGCCTTTCTCGCCTTTAACCGTTTCGCCTTTGTCGCCTTTGTCGCCTTTTTCACCGCGCTCACCTTTCTCGCCATCGCGCAGCGACGCCAGCCGCTCGCGGACGCATTGCTCCAACTGGATCAGACGCAATTCATGCTCGACCAGTTTTTTGCCGAGCAACAGGTCGCGCTCGCGCTCGGCTTGCCCCGCCGCTGCCGCGATTTCCTCGGCGACGATTTCAGCCAGCGAGGCGATTGATTCGGTGTGCTTGTCTAACCTGTCGACGGATTCGATTGCGTTCGGCATCGGTCAAACCTTTTTTCTCGGGCGGCGACGGCGGCGGCGGTGCTGGCGACGGCGGGGCCGCGCCGGGCGCGGGTGCTGCCGGGATCTTCGACGCCGCCGATAGCGGCACGACCTGTTGCTGCACGCGCGGCTCGTCGCCGAACGGCACGCTTTTCAAGCCCTCAAGCTCGCGCGCCTCGTTCGGCGCATAGATGCCGCCGATCACGCCGCGCGCCAGCGCGTCGATGCGATCCTTCATCGCCGAGCGCAACAGCGCCGCCGTGTCGAACTCGACATACTCGTCGGGCTGCCCGTCGAGATCGAACAACAGGCCGAACGCTTCCTCGATATGGTTCAGACAAAAGCCGAGCCCCGAGGCGATCCACGATTGCATGAGGATCTCGGTCGAGGCGACCGGCGCGGTCGAGAGCCCCAGGATTTGCAACGGGATGCGAAACGCCAGCGCGATATTTTCGTTGCTGATCTTGAGGATCTCGGCGGTCGCCGCGTCCTTGCCGCCGACGGCCCACGGCATGACCTTGAGCCCGGCAGTGAGGATCGGCGTCTTGCCTTGGTTCTTGCCGCGCGCTTGCTCGTTCCAGCGGTCGCGCAGCGCGGCGACCTGATCCTTGTCGAGCACGAGATCGGTCGAGAGCACGGCCGAGGGCCGCGCCTCGTTCCTGTAAAACGAGGTCTGTTGCTGCGCGATGGAGCTGACGACGCCGACGTCGAAATACGTCGCGACCAGCGGCGACAGGCCGACCAGCGGCACCGGAAACCGCGTGCGCTCGGTGTGCAGCCGGATATGCAGCACGTCGCGCATCGGCACCACGAGTTGTTCGCGCGAGTCGAGCCGCATCGCGATCACGTCGTTGCCGCCGAGCGTGTAAAAGATCTCGCCGTTATAGGCGACGCGCGGATAACTGATATCGGCGTTCATCAAATGCAGCTCGTCGATCTCGAACCGCGAGTTGCGCAGCGCCAGCGCGTAGGCGTTGCCGGTCAAATAGAGCTGCCGCGTGACGTTGAGCAAAAAGTCGGAAATGCTTTGATAATCGTTCGGGCGGCGCAGCACGCGCGAAAGCGCCGAGTTGATGACGCGCTCGCGGCCGCCGTTGTCGTTGAGCCGCCATTGCGAGCCCGGGCACATGGCGACGGTCTGCGCGTAGGCCGAGACGCACGCCTCGACCATTGCCGAGGTCGATCCCGATATCGGCGTGTAGCCGAGCTGCCACCAATTATCGGGAACGCCATCGGGCAGCCAGCCGCCCGTTACGGGCAGGTAGTAGGGGCCCGGGCGATAATCGCCTTCGGCTTTGCCGACGATCCCGCCCGCGACCCTTGTCAGGAATCCGCGTACGCTCACGTTGCCGTTTGCCGCGTGGTGTAGCCGGGTTTGGTCTTGTTCGCCTCGACTTGCTTTGTCGTATGGCCGAGCGCGTCCGGTGCGGGCGTGTTCGGATCCGGCCCGCTGCCGTCGTCCTCATGCTCGGCGACGTGCACGCCCGAGGCCGCGAGATCGTTTTCCTCTTGCGTCGGCGTCGGCTTGATATCGCCCGCCGCCTTGGCCGCCTTGCCGCTGCGGTCCTCGCGCGCCTTGCGCTCGTCGGCGAGTTTCTTTTTCGTCTCGTCAGCGCGTTTCTTTTCCGCCTCGGTCTGCGCCTTGGCGGCATGGTCTGCGGTGGTGTCGGTCATTGGCTTGCCTTTCATGTTTCGGGAAACAACGAGTCCCCATCAAATCGCGTGCATTGATGGGGACTCCGCGATTACCAAGTAACGCCCGCCATCCACGCCACGGTTCCGGCGCGGCGGATCGTCCAGTTGACCGGCAGGATCAGCCGCAACGCCAGCGAGTCGGTCTGGAACATCGACTTGACCGGCGTCGCCGGGGCCGGTGTGCCGGATGGTCCGCTCACGATATCGGCCGGTGCGGTATCCTCCATGTGCAACGTCGCCTGATCAGAAATTTCAAATCGAGGCCCGTCGCCGGTCACGCTGACGTAATCGGCGGCGTCGATGGCGATGACCGTACCGAGCGGC